TGCAGAACTCCTTAAACTCCGCTTCGTTAAATTTCTTTTTGCTCATGTCCGTTTCTCCTTTCATCTCTCACAATAATTTGCATCAATAACTTTTCCATCGCTGTATGCGAATAAGTCATAACAGAACCATCTAACATCTCTTCTCTTTACAAACCAGACGATTCCGAACCGGTCAATGAAGCACATATTGTCTTTGCTCACCTGGCAAGTGGAATTGTCCCGGTTGTAATAAGCATTCCAAAACAGTTCATGCAACTCATTCCCAATTCTGATCTGGTCTGGCTCCGGAAGCTGTTGATACTGTTCTTCTGGCATCGCAAGACGGCTGATTCTTTCTTCTCTTTCCTTTTTTGCCAGTTTAGCTTCCTTTCCGTATGTGCTTTTCCACAGGCGATACGCCTTT